AGGCGCAAAGCATTGCAGGATTTACCGGAGGATGATAAATTTGTTGAGTTTATAGATTCAATATCATATGAGGATAAGATAAAATATTATACTACCCTATACATTAATGGGGAGTTATTTTTATATAAAGAGATACTAGAGTTAGGGCCTAATGCAGGTAAGGTTATTTTACATCCATTACAGAATCAGAATGTAACGGTAGTAATATCAGAGGAGTTTCCTCAGAGGGTATTAGGATATAAGTATTTAGATATGGGATTTGATGGGATGTTTAGCCCTGATGAGGTAATACATATCAAATATTATAATCCTACTATTACTAATGGGCAGCAATGGAGAGGCCTAAGCCCATTGCAAGTATTGACAAAAAGATTAACGCGGTTAAATGCCGGAATGGATGCATCAGTAGGACAAATGCAGAATGGTGGATTGCCGGGTATTGTATATGAGAAATCAGATTATGCGATTGAGGCATTGGGACAGAGAAAAAATGATTTTGCTAGTTATCTAAGGAATAGCGCAAATAAAGGCGCGCCATATTTTGCAGCCGGTGAGATGGGATATATTCAGATGGGGTTAAGTTTGGCAGATATGGATGTTGCATCATTGCAGCAAATAGATTTCACTAAGCTATGCAATGCCTATCATGTACCTGAGGTATTATTAAATAATCAGGATAGCTCAACATATAACAATATGAATACAGCCCTAAAGATGCTGTATACTAATAGTATTATCCCTAATATTACATTACTAAGAGATGGCCTAATTAAGGGCATTTTGCCATTATATAACGATGGGATAAAGCGTACTATAGAAATTGATCTATCAGATATTGCAGCATTGCAGGAGGATTTAAATATGCAAGCTCAGGCCCTTAATCAGATGTGGTGGATTACACCTAATGAAAAAAGGGATATGCAGGATTTCGAGGAGTTAGATGATCCAAACATGGATAGAATTATTATTGATTCAGGTAAAATGTTATTGGATGATCTTAGCCCTGTACCTGATGTAACATTACCAATAGGCGAATAATATGGCAGATGAGAAATCAGTAGAACAGATAGCTGCTATTATTGAAAAGAGAGTTAAGATGGAATTAATCAGCCAATTACCTAATCCATCATGCGCATTAAAGAGGCAAAGAAATGAATGGAAAAAAAATGAGGTTATTAAAACTGTTGTAATTAAACTAAATGAATCAATCGGATCAAAATAAATATTGGCTGAATTGGCATAGATTCCAACAGAAATACGAAAAGGCATTTACTAGCAAATTTACTACAGCCCTACAGATACAGGTTAAAGCCTATATTAAAACTAATGATCTAATGGCTGTGCCATCGTTTCCTATTTATGATGCATTACTAAAACTATACAGAACAGTAGGCCCTGCATGGGTAAAACAAAGCCGCAAAGAGTATGCGAAGGCATCAGGTAGATTAGGATTTAGTGAGCAGATTATACAGCTAATGAATCAATACTTTGGCATCAACTTATTAAATGATGCTGAGTTAATGACTAAATACAGTAGGCAGGTTATAGCTGATGTATTGAGTAGATCATTAGCAGAGGGATTATCATATGATGATATAGTAAATGAGTTATTAAAACATCCTGAATTCAATGCTATGAGGGCGCGTAGGATAGCGCGAACAGAAACGGTAACGGCGGCCAATGGCGCATCATCTATATATGCTCAGCAATCAGGTAACGTAATGGAGAAAATATGGATAGCTGTAAAAGATAAACGTACTAGAGATACACATAGATCGATTGATGGCAGGATTGTACCAATGGATGATCCATTTATATTAGGTAAATATGGAGATTTAAAGATGATGCATCCGGGAGTTAGAGTACAGCCGAATGGGTTAAGGGTACCGGCATCTGAGGTAGTTAATTGCAGATGTACAGTAGCATTTAGGGCTAAAAGAGATGCTAATGGTAGAATTATTAGAACAAATGAAATACCAAAAATAAATATTCCTAAGCCTGCGCCTGTAATATCAAAGCCGATTATTGCTGAGGCCCAAACATCGCAAAGTAATGTAAGTAATGCTAAAAGCATAAAAGAGGCTGAGCAATGGGCCATAGATAATGGGATTAGTAAGAGTGTTAAATTTGGGGGGATAAAAGTCAATGATGCTAATAAGATAAATAACATCATGAAAAAAGTAATGAATGATTTTAAATTAGATCCATTAAATGAGTTAAAAGGTGGATCAAAATCATTGGGATTAGGGAATGGCATTAGTATTAAATTTAATAAATCTAAAACTACTGAGGAGGAGATTAAATCTATATTTGATAGGAATTGTATTAATTATAAACAAATATATCAGGATAGATTAAAAAGATTAGAGGGCTATCCTGATAGTAAAGAAAAAACTAAAGCAATTAAAGAATTAACTTATGCATTAAATTATAACAGATATTTAGTACATAAAAAAGAATCTGATGTATTAGAAGATTTATTTATACATGAATTAGGGCATACAATAGAGGATCAATTATTAGGGTTAATTAATAGGAGATTAATATTACCAAGATATGGGGCTATTAATCCTGCAACTAGAGTAATGGAGCTAACTAATGATGCAAAGATGATGAGAGAAAGCTATATGAATATATATAAAAATCTTACTGATGCAGAGAAATTTAGTATAAGCAAATATGCTAATCAGAATTTCCATGAAACCTTTGCAGAATCATTAGTAATGTATTACAGAGAGCCTGAAAATATGCCATCATCATTATATAATTTTTTCATTAAATTAATAGAATATGCCAATAAATGATCAATGCTTTCTATGCGCCCATTATTGGGGGGATAAAAATTGTTTTGCATTTCCTAATGGAATACCTGATGAAATCATAGTAGGGGATAACATGCATACAGAGCCTTTACCTAATCAGGGTAATGATTTAGTATTTCAGCAATTAGATAAAAATATTTTAGATAAATCAAATAAATAATATAACTTTATACTGTGGAAAATTTAATAAGCTATAAGGCCGATAATATAGGGGCTACCATTATGGATACAGATCCTAAATTGGGGATAGTAACCGGGTATTTCAGTAGGTTTAACAATGTAGATGCTGATGGGGATATAATCCGCATGGGGGCATTTACTAAAACAATAAAAGAGCAGGGGCCTGCATCTGTGCAGCCTAGAATTAAGCACCTGATGAATCATGATCCATCACAGCCATTAGGTAAATTGTTATCTCTTACTGAGGATGCGACAGGGTTAGCGTATGAAAGTCAAGTAGGTACACACTCATTAGGTAAAGATTTTATTAAGATGATAGAATCAGGATTGATTACTGAGCATAGCATAGGATTTAAGATCATTAAAAGAAATCAGATCCAATCGTATGAGCAGTATATGAAAAATCCATCTGCGGGAATGTTTGAGATTACAGAGGTTAAATTATTTGAGGGATCATCTTTGACTGCATGGGGGGCTAATCCATTAACACCTATTACATCTCTAAAATCAGGATTAGATTTAGATTTTATAGTTAATAAGCATAACGCGATAGAAAAGTTTTGTAGAAATACAGATGCAACAGATGAAACTATACAGATGCTTTTATTACATAGTAAACAATTAGCGCAATTAATTATAGATATTAAAAATGAATCTACTTTGCCGGATGCAACATCCACAGAGCCGGAGGTTAATTTCTTAGATATAATTCGCGAGTTTAATAAATCAATTAAATAACAAAATTTATTCAAAATGGATAAGCAAGAATTAATGACAGAGTTAGAGGGATTAAAATCTACTCTCGAAACTGCGATCACCGAAAAAACAAAGAGTGAAATCGCAGAGCAGTTAAAGGCTGCTATCGCAAATGTTGATGAGAAAATTAACACATTTGCAAACAGTACAGATAATGCAGAAACTGTAAAGGCTATGGCTGATGAGATCAATGTATTGAAATCAGAGCAGGCAGAATTAGTTAAAGGATTTGATGTATTGCAATCTAAAGTAAAAAATAATAAAGCAAGTAAAATGGAAAAGAAATCATTTAATGATGTTTTCGCTGAGGGGTTAAAAGATAATTTCGAAGCGATCAGTAATGTAAAGAAAGGGCAGCCTTTCAAAATGGAATTAAAAACACCGGGTACAATGTTACTCGATAATAGTTTAACAGGGGATGGCGTAGCTTCATATTCAGCTA